TTGGGAAGAAAAAAATGAAATGGTTTCTAGTATTAATATCAATGAATCTGTATGCTGATGGTTCAGCAGAACATTTTGTATTGACAGACCCTACATTTCAAAGTTTAGAACAATGTCAAGCAGAAGCATGGATTAATAGACAAAGAGTAGAAGCATTAGGACAACAACATTTAGGTGGGCCTGCAAAGATATATTGTTTTAGTGAGGAAAGTCTTATCGCTTATTTTCAACAAAATGCAGTAGGCAAACCAACAAAGAAATTAGAACTTTAATATTGACATTTAACTATAATCGTGGTATATTTATATTATGAATTTTTATACAAACATATCCCAATGGGGTAATACGTTATTATTACGAGAAGTAGTTAATGGTCAAAGATTAACTCGTAGAATTAAATACAAACCTACACTTTATTCTCCAGTTTCAGAACCTACAGAATGGAAGACACTTGATGGTAATTATGTAACTCCAATAAAATTTGATAATATGAAAGAAGCTAGAGAGTGGGTTGATAATTATAAAAATCAACCAGAGATGGTATTTGGTAGTACCATGTATCCATATAACTTTATCGCAGAGTCTTATCCTAGTACAGTTGAGTATGATATAGATAAGATACTAATTGTAACTATTGATATAGAAGTACAATGTGAGAATGGATTTCCTAGTCCAGAGCAAGCGATAGAACCACTTCTATCAATCACAGTTAAAAATCATCAAAGTAAAAAGTTTGTTGTCTGGGGTATCGGTAAGTTTAAAAATACTCGTGATGATGTAACATATGTAGAGTGTGAAAGTGAATTACATCTTATCAAAGAGTTTCTTGTATTCTGGGAAAAACATCAGCCTGATGTAATTACTGGTTGGAATACAGAATTTTTTGACATTCCCTATCTATGTAATCGTATTAAAAATCTGTGTGGAGAAGATGAACTCAAAAGACTATCGCCTTGGAGAAGTGTACACTCAAGAGAAGTATTTCAAATGGGTCGTAGGCACCAAGTTTATGAAATACAAGGTATCGCTCATTTAGATTACTTTGACCTCTATCGTAAGTTTACCTATTCTGCACAAGAATCATATAGACTAGACCATATTGCATATATTGAACTTGGTGAAAGAAAAGATGGTAATCCTTACGAAACATTTAAGGATTGGTACATAAAAGATTATCAATCATTTCTAGAATATAACATCATGGATGTGGAACTTGTTGATAAATTAGAAGACAAGATGAAACTAATTGAGTTGTGTCTAACTATGGCTTATGATGCAAAAGTAAATTACATGGATGTTCTGGGGTCAACCAAGTATTGGGATGTGCTGATATATAATTATCTTATTAAGAAAAAGATTGCTATACCACAGAAACAAAAGAAAGAAAAACCAGAGAAGTTTGAAGGAGCATATGTAAAAGAACCACAAGTAGGTATGCACAAGTGGGTTATGAGTTTTGATTTAAACTCTCTATATCCACATTTAATTATGCAATATAATATATCAACTGAAACTCTTTACTCGCAAGAGAAAGTAAAAGATATGTCAGTTGATAAACTACTAGATAGAAAAGTAGATACATCAATACTCAAGGGTGTAACACTTACACCTAATGGTGCATTATTTAAAACAAACAAAAGAGGATTCTTGCCTGAAATAATGCAGACCATGTATGATGACAGAGTTAAGTATAAGAAGCTCTTACTTCAGGCAAAACAAGAATATGAGAATACTAAAGAACCTAGACTACTCAAAGATATATCAAAGTATAACAACATTCAAATGGCGAAAAAGATTTCACTCAATAGTGCATATGGTGCTATTGGGAATGTTTGGTTTCGTTATTATGATTTGTTGGTTGCTGAAGCAATTACTACTTCTGGTCAGTTATCTATTCGTTGGATTGAGCGTGCTGTTAACAAGTATCTTAATGATTTGCTTAAGACCTCTGGACATGATTACGTCATTGCAAGTGATACAGACTCGATATATGTTTGCTTTGATAGACTTGTCAGTAAGTTGTTTGATGAGGGAAAAGAAAGTAAAAAAATTGTCGGATTCTTGGGCAACGTGGCTAGACAGAAAATTGAGCCGTTCATTGAGAAAAGTTATCAATCTCTGCATGAGTATGTAAACTCTTATGAACAGAAGATGGAGATGTCTAGAGAAGTGATTGCAGATAAAGGTATCTGGACAGCGAAGAAAAGATATATTCTAAATGTGTGGGATAACGAGGGTGTGAAATATAAAGAACCACAACTCAAGATTATGGGTATTGAAGCAGTTAAGTCATCTACGCCTGCACCTTGTAGAGAAAAAATTAAACAAGGTCTAAAGATTATTATGTCTGGTACGGAGAAAGAACTGAATACTTTTATACAAGAGTTTCGTGAGGAGTTTATGAAACTACCACCAGAGGATATCGCTTATCCTCGAAGTGTAAATGGATTATCTAAGTTTGCATCTTCTGATGGAATGTTTAAGAAAGGAGCTCCTATACATTGTAAAGGTGCAATTCTATATAACCATCTTGTCAAGAATAATAAACTAAGTAACAAATACCCTTATATATTAGAGGGTGATAAGATTAAATTTATTAATCTAAAACAACCAAATCTATATCAATGTAGTGCAATATCTTTTATGACAAAGTTACCAAAAGAATTAGACTTACACAAGAGTGTAGATTATGATGTGCAGTTTGAGAAGTCTTTTATTGAACCTCTCAATTTTATTTTAACTAAAATCAATTGGTTGGTTGATAGAAGTTATGGAACACAAGGAACATTAGAGGACTTTTTTGGATGATGAATGAAGAACTATACGATATATTAAGAGCAAGTGCAGATAGAACTGGGCTGCCAGTTATGAAATCAACTCAATTTATTAGTACAACCGAAAAGTATGGTAAAGAAGTTTTTCGTAGAACTCTTGCAGATTATATTACAAATGAAAAACCACCATTCCCTTTAAAAGAATTTAGTCAAGATAAAGTTGTTCGTGAGTTTCATAAACTTAAATCAAATGATTGGACAAAGTGGATATCAAAAAGAAATAAAGAAGATGTATTAGAAAAATATGATGATTATAAATATCCTTACAGTAAATATGGGTTAGGTGTTATTGATGGGCCTAGTACATATAATTATGTAAGTGATTCTTTTATGAATGATTTACGACTCTCTTGTGGTTCTTATGGATATAAATCCCCAATACAAAGATGGAATGATGGAGATAATATCTGGGGTGCATTTGGGCCTATCTGGAGAGGTATCAATGATTCTCAACAACTAGACCCTAGAACCTATATGACAGCGTTTAGATTAGGCACCTATATCGCAACACAGTTTAAACCTACTGTTGCAAAAACTATTTATGAAATGACAGATGCAAAAACTGTACTTGATACTTCTATGGGTTGGGGTGATAGATTAACTGCTTTCTATGCCTCTAATGCTACACACTATATTGGTTGCGACCCTAATCCTAATACGTTTGCAAGATATAAAAAGATGATTGAGTTTTATGATAAACTTACTGGTGGTAAAAAAACTACACAGATATACAACTGTGGTGCAGAAGACTTGCCTTGGGATGAAATTAATAATGTAGATTGTGCTTTTACAAGTCCACCATATTTTTCTACAGAAAGATATAATGAGGGTGGAGAAAAAGAAGAATTACAATCTTGGTTTAAATTTAATGAATATGATTCTTGGAGAGATAATTTTTATCTGCCTGTATCACAAAATAGTTTTGACTCTCTTAGTGATACTGGTGTTCTTATGGTTAATATATTAGACCCAAAAGTAAAAGGTAAACGATATCGTTCTGGAGATGAACTTGTAGATATGCTACTACCAAATTTTATGGGTCAAGTCGGCATGAGGATAATGCAGAGGCCACAAGGCAAGTCTGTATTCTCTGATGATGATGGTAACTTTGATAAGGCTGCTATGGACAAGTTTATGAACCAAATATATATAGAAAACATATGGTACTTTAGTAAAGATAAAAATAAAGATATTTTTAAACATACTAAACAAGGTACACTTGAGGAGTTTTTCGTATGAAAATATTTGAGGATATAAGTTTTACTGATGAACAATTACAACCAATAGTAAATTGGTGTGAAAATAATGTAGAGTTTTCTCCAGTAGTAACTAAATTTAACAAAAAGAATCAATGGACAGCTATATCTATTAGAGGATATGCAAATGATATGACACAGATAGGTAAGGGTGGTGTTTTAGGAACTACAGAATTATCTAATCTACAGAATACACCATTGTATGATGAATTAGAGATGGATAAAATTTTAGATAAGATACCAGCAGAGAAAGAAAGAGTTCGTTTAATGAAACTTGAAGCTGGAACTATTATTGCAAAACATACAGATAAAGTAGATAAAGATATTAAGTCTGGTAAAGTTGTTCGTTTACATATTCCAGTAATTACAAATAAAAATGTTAAGATGTTTTCTTGGTTAACTGGCGGTCTTGCTGAGTTTCACATGGCTAAAGGTGAGTGTTGGTGGTTAGATGTATCACTTCCACATAAAGTAGAGAATAACTCTGAAACAGATAGAGTACATTTAGTAGTGGACATATATAATAATGACACTATAAAAGAAAGGTACTTTAATGAATTATGCAACGATTGACGATTTTGATAAAGTATGGAAAATATTTCAAGATAATAAAGAATGGTTTCCTCATGTTAGAACATCTCATGTTAAAAATAGACTAGAATGGGGTCAAGTAATATTAGAAGATGGTGTTTTAATCACACAACAAATTTATCAACAAACTAGAAAAGTTGGAAAAGACAGTAATGTCAAGGTAACTGGTGGTTCACATTTGATTCATCAAATTATTAACTCTGATAAAAATAATGGAAAAGCAAAAAAAGTAATTCAAAAATATTTTGACCATGTGGGTACAGATGTTTATCTTACAGTTCGTGAAGAAAATATTCCAGCTAATCGTTTTTATGCAAAGGTTGGTATGGAGCCAGTTGGTTATATAAATTGGTCAAAAGGCAATATGAAAGGTGTGGTCTGGAAAAAACAAAAATTACCACTTGACATTATAACAAAATGATGTTATAAATAGAGTATGGTTTGTTGATACAATCTGAAGACTAGGCTGGACATGGGGGCAGTACCCATCAGCTCCACCATAAACACTTGGGTTGCGAGTTTTTCTTATGGGGCTGAAATAGGATCGACAGATAGAGATAGGTGCGAGTAGAATCATAGGTTGAACGCTTAATAGTTCATTTAAGTAAATGCAAATGATAATTTTGCGCCTCAAGATTTCGCTCTA